CTGTTCCATATACTATAGAATTAAAATTAGATATTTGGACCAGCAATACCTTACAAAAATTACAATTATTAGAACAGTTGATTGTCTTGTTTAACCCAGCCATGGAAATACAATCAACAGACAACTACATTGATTGGACCAGCCTCAGTGTGGTGTATCTTGACAGTCCAAACTGGTCTAGTCGTAGTGTTCCAATTGGTACCGACAATCCTATCGACGTTGCTACTTTTACGTTTGAATTGCCAATTTGGATCACTACACCTGCTAAACTATTGCGTCTTGGAATAGTACAAAGCGTTGTTGCTAATGTATATGATGCGTTGGGCAATCCAAGTCAAGCGTTAATAGACCAAACTAATAATCTTGGCAACCGTCAGTATTTTACACCAACTGGTTATCAAGCATTAGTTAATAATGGCAATGTAACACTATTTCCAAATCATGGACCAGAATTAAACAATAGTTATTTGTCGATGCCTACAACAATAGGCAATGCTATTCCATGGGCACCAGTGATACACAGTTTTGGAGAAATAGCTAATAATTATAGCATGCTGTATCTAACAGATACACAAACACAAAGTTTAATTACAGGCACAGTAGCATATGATTCAACAAATCCAAATAATTTGCTTTTTACAGTTGATAATGCTACAATACCTACAAATGTTTTGCCCAGTGTAAATGCAATTATTAATCCACAGGTAAATGCGCCTGGTATTGGATTACCCGCTGCAAGCACTGGTCAGCGATATTTGCTCACTAATAATTTAGGTGGTGCAACACTAGGAAACGGAGCGGCAGCTTGGCAAAATGCAAATACAAGCATTGTATCTGCGCTGCCTAATGATATTATACAATATAACGGTAACTCATGGTTTGTAGCGTATAGACCTAATGCCACAAGCAATTCAAGTTATGTTACAAACACATTTAGTAGTATACAATATGCATGGAATGGAAGCGTATGGCAAAAAAGTTGGCAAGGAATTTATCAAGAAGGTCTGTGGTCAATCGTTCTTTAACTGCTGCTGGTGCAATCTTTATAAGCGCAAAAACAAAGCGAGGATTATTTTTGCTACGTGATCAAGATACCTATAGTGACACGTGGGGGTTGGTTGGTGGTCAAGTAGAAGGTGATGAAACCTTATACGAAGGGTTGACAAGAGAAGTTAAAGAAGAAATTGGTTTTGTTCCACCAATAATAAAAATCATACCTCTTGAATTATTCTCTTCGCCAGATGGTCATTTTAACTATCATACTTTTGTAATAATAGTGAAAGCAGAATTTATTCCAATATTAAGTAGTGAACATAAAGGTTATGCATGGTGTGATTTAAATAATACACCAAAACCGCTGCATCCTGGTTTATACAATAGTTTAAACAACAATATTATAAAAGAAAAACTTGAAACTATTCGTGATTTGTTAAAAATCACCTAATAGCACAGCATCTCGTATAGTTACTTCGCGATAATTAGGCAATGTTTTAAATAATTCATCAAAATTATGACTGTGATGATTGCGAACACGATAAAAACTTACTGAACTATATGCTGCAATTACATTATACAAATATGTATCAAAATCACGGAAATCATCTATTACTTCACGACCATCATATCCTAGAGTGTCACTATAAATATTTTCATTTGTAACGCCATCCGTTCTATCAAAACCAAATAGAAATATCTTTTTTGCGCCATCAAACGCTGCAAGATATGCTGCGGTTGCACCAGCATCCATATGATATACATGCGGTATTAAATTTGCATCACGATATGAACTTGTCCATAATTCGTTTGTAATAAAAACTTTATTATGCATGTCATTTGCAATTTCAGCAAAGAAAATACCATCTTTAAAAACATAATAGTCAGCAGGCGTGTCACGGTATGCAGCATTACAAGCATATGTTCTTTTATAACCTTCTGCTACACGTTGATTATTCTGGTTTAAGATTAGTTTTATTGCAGGATCAAGTCTACTGATTCCATTTCCAAGTACTACAGCAGTAGATGATGCTAAATCATATGGCAAATCACGAGGAGTAACAAACACACTTTGCATTTCTCCATCACGAACATATGAAAGAGTTTCACCTTTATAATCACGACGATATGTTGGTTTATTTAAATTTCCCATTAGAATCTTCCTACTGCTATTTCAATTTTTACTATGCTATCATCTAATATGATATCCATACTCTTGCCTATAATACAACCTGGTTCGTATAGCGATTTGTCCATTGCACATGCTACACCACGTTCACTACTACTTACCAATAAGGTACCTTTATTTACTGGTCCACGCACCAAACAAGGAACACGACCTGTTAGTGCAATTGGCAACCAATTATCATGTTCAAAATTATCATTCATTAGATAAGCAGGGTTAGTAGAAACTACGCCAGCCACCGCCGTATCATGTGATTGGGTTGAAACCGTGACATCAAGATCACCACCAAATATCATAACAGTGCCAGGTGTATAATAATCATCCGCATGATACATTTCGGCCAAGTCGGCGTATTTTGCTGTCGTTGATGTGCCAGTAAATGTTACGGCATAACAGGTGCTCCAATAAGCACTTGCACTTCCCAGTGTAACGGCATTATTACTACTTGGTGTATGAGTAGAACTTGTTATTGTGCTGAATGTACCAGCACTACTTGAGTTGCCAATAGTAGTTGCTAATAAACTGGTAGCATTGATCGTAGCACCATTAGTTGTTCCTTGTAGGTTAGTTGTTCCACTTACAGTAAGTCCAGTTAGTGTCCCAACACTTGTGATATTTGTTTGTGCTGCACTACTTGAGTTTAACGTTCCATATAATACAGCACTTGCATTTCCAATAGTACCAGCATTTACTGCTGGTGCAGCAATTGTATCAGTTGTCGTGATGGTAGTTGTATTGATAAATGTGGTATTACCCGCAATACTTAAGTTACCACCTACGTATAAGTTACCAGTGATACCAGCGCCACCAGTTAACTGCAAACTACCAGTTGTAGTAGAAGTTGCAGCATAACCACCAGAGATAACAAGGTTGCTATCAATCGTTGCGTTACCATAAATGCGTGTTCCGTCTAGTAGTTTTGCCATAAATTATTCCACACTATATTTAGGTAGCCTTAAGTTGTACTAGATGTTGCTGCATTAGACATGAATGGATTAAAACGATTGCTACTTGGGCTACCATTTATTGTATTGGTAACTGTTCCTGAAACTAAATTAACAAAGGCATTGCTACCAATATTTGGTGTTTTTAAAAAATATACAGTTGATGCATTTGGCGAACTAAATTGAGGAGAAGGCGTGAATGCAGACGTATATAATGCTAGTCCATTGGTTACACGCAGATTAGAAATATATCCTGGTCCAAAGTAGTTTCCTATATTGTTTGTTTTTGCTCCAACAGTTGGATTGGCAGTAAATTGAGTATCTATATGCGTTGTTGTTGCAGCAATAGTTTGTGTTGCTCCTAATTGACCATTGACATAAAGTTTAACAGTAGTAGCACTATCTCGTGTAAAAACAATATGACTCCAAGTGTTTAAAGGAGCGAGAACTGATGAAGTAAGAGTAACCCCAGATTGATTTGTTCCTCTATAATCAACATAAGGAGTAGTAGTAGTTCCATTGTATTCTAACGCTATACTATCAATAGTATTACCATATATTTGATATATGGTTTGTGCGGCTCTTGTTGATTGCGGGTATATCCAAACTTCAATAGTCCAGTTATTAGTTCCAAATTGGTATGCAGTGCCTGGACTATCAGTAGATAGATAATCACCATTATTAAAATACAAACTACCTGTTGTTGTTAAAAATGGTAGGGAAACTTCATCGAATACGCTACTAACTTGTAAATTACCATTTACATTAATTCGTTGAGCAACACTGCCACCATTAATTGTAACTTCATCAAATATACCTGTAACCTGTAGTGTGCCAGTAGAGTTTACTCGTTGTACAGCTACGTTCGAACCACTATATACATACGAAGAAAATGGTATAATATTTGAAGTTACTGCTGAACCTCCAGTTCGGGTTAGTGTAGCTGCAATTGTACTATTATCTACAATTCTATTAGATTGACAAGTTAATAATACAGTATTGGGTATTGCAGTAAGAGACGATGTTTGCGGC